CAGAAGAACTGGAAGAAGCATTGATTAAGGCTCTGGGTAATAACGATTAGGAGTGTAAGAGATTTCTCTTGACAATGATGGGATTTATGAGTATATTTAATAAGGTACTAGAAAAGTGCCTACACTCTAACCCTATCGAAAGGGGACACTTCACATGAATACCTTATCTCTCACACCTGCATATGGTCGTGACTATACGTCCATTGCTAAAGTCAAGGATGCTTGGAATGACAATGTCGATTTCATGGCGCATCCATTCAACGCTCCGAGTCGGTATACGGGAAGACAAGACTTAGAACAATATATGTCTGGTCTTCATTCTTATACCCACGTAGAAATTCGTTACGCAAAGTCACGCAAGGTAATCATTCTTCCACTTGACCTACCAGAAAGGAAATAGTCCACATGTTATCATCTGACATAGTCAAGATTCTCACAAGACACACTGAGATAATAGCACAATTAACGGAGTGGAACAAGAACCAAAATAAACTCATCATAGAATTATCAATGGAGATCAAAAAATTAAGAGAGGAGACTCAAGATGATCATAGCCCGCAAGTATAAGGATTCTTTAGGCAACACTCACATATCTTATTCATATCTTAAAGGTGAGGATAAGATGAAAGTTGGAGCATTCAATAATATAGAAGATTGTTTGGAAGAACTAGTCAGGGATCTTGAGATATCGAGTTCATATGATGTTCCTATTACCAAGCATGATGTATTAGATAACGCACTTGCTTGTCAAGAAGCAATGGCACTTATGACAGATAGGATAGATGAACTAGAAGAAGATGTCTCACAGATGGAAGAAGGTGGGTATCAAGAGTTAACAGAATCAGAACAGAAAGTCAATTATTGGGAAGATCATTATCTGGAAGAAAGGAGGAAGGTTGAACTGTTAGAAGATAGGGTTGCAGAGTTAGAAGAAATCAAGAATCATTACAAGACGGAATACGAACTGTTGCACAACAAAATCAAAGACTTTACAAGGAGATTAAAAGATGGATAAAGAATGGGAGTTAGGAGATGGTTCCCGTTTCCAGTGCCAACAAGATCAAGGTCTTGTCAACATGTTTGCATGGACTGGAGATTTACATCACGAATGTCGCATCCGTATCGTCTATCCCACTGAGCTACCAGAGCAACAGCAGTGGATAGATTATTGCACCACTTCCAACAAGGCTATCAATGGAGATAGGATACGCCAATTATTACGTTGTGATTATTTTCAACGCGTCACTGTTGATCTTTACAATCCTGAGTGTGAGGAAGGCACACAACAAGTTTCAATGTTAATAGATGAAGAACCCGAGATGAAGGATACCCCACAGTTCAACAACAATCTTAAGTGGCACATTGATTTAGATAAGTTCCAAGATCGTTATGGTATAAAGAAGATATATGGCCGTGCACTCATATTCCTGAAAGGGGAGTTATACTAACATGAAGATCAAGAGAGATGTCACAGTTGACATGTCAAGACGACACTTTCAATTCATTGCCATGATACTTGTGGACGTAAAAGAGAAAGTGTTCAACCGTGAATTCCATGATGGAATGACACAGAAAGAGATAGTCAGAAAGTATAATGACGGGGAGTTCATGGAAGAGATTCAGGACTTGTTCGTTGATCGTCTTAAAGAAACCAATCACAATTTTAAGGAGTCCACCTTTAGAGATTGGGTGGGCTGGAAAGGAGAATCACCGTGGACTTAAAACCTATTGATGAATGTGAGTGGTTCAAAGAAGGTATGAAAAGAATATGCAAGAAAGACAAAGAGACAGAGAGACAAGAAGCACTCACGGTCAATCGTTTCAAGTTAGCGAATGATTTTAAACATCCTGACGGAAAGGCGATTGCACACTGCTCACCAACGGTAGGCATAGAGTTTTCGGATTTTGATATATGTGATTTAGATCGAATGCTCACTTGTCAATTATGTAATGAACGGGCTGAAGGTGATGCAGACATGGAGTTAGCATGGTCAGGAGGTTGTGACTGTACATGTCCTAAGTGTGATGTTCAAGGATCACCAATAGTAACGGCACGGTGTGCACTTATCATTACGACATGGATGCACACTGCTAATGATGTATATAAATGTATGACGGACAGAGAGACTTTGCGTATGTGTAAATCATGTGCATGCGCATGGGATGAAGTGTATGGTCTTGATATCTACCACAAGATGGTCGATTCAAACTTTATCTATTCACAATATGAAAGGGACGAATAAGATGGAAACTCCAGATACCACAGAAGAACTGCACGATGAAGCAAATTACCAACTGTGTAATCCAACATGGTACGGACTGTTGCCAATACTTCTTGAAGGATGGAAGAACGGCAACAAGAGTTCATGGGAAGAATTACAACGCATGGCACAATTAGCGGACTCTGTTACAAAATAATACAGAGTTTGTAAAATACTTCTTGACAATCATTCCAAATAATATTATATTTGGAGTGGTTGTTAAGATTTTTTTTATTTCACACTCTACATAAAGGAGCGGGCAAGTGCATAAGCATAAAGGCAATCCCAACACGGGCAGACTCGATAAGAATGGCATCGAAGATCTGCGTAAGAAGTTTACAAGTAAGATAGACAAGCGTCGTGGTGTAGCGTTCAAAGTGAACCTCATCATGGATCACACTGAAACCAACATGACAGAGTTAGCAAACGTACTTCAAGTACATGAAGCGTCTGTTTACACTTGGTCACGGGGTCTAACAATGCCTCACCATATTAACAGAGAGAAGATAGAACGGTTGTACACTCAGCGCGTGGAGGGTAAGGTAACTCTAAATGCTGAAGATTTAGAACTTATAGAAAATCCAAAGCCACTCATAACCTATAATAAGAAAAGAAAGAAAGAAGGCGAGCAAGTGGTCAAGCCTTTGTCGGAACTAGAATTAAAATGGGTAAACTCTAAATTACGTAATTGGTTAATAAAGGATAAATAAGATGCGACCAACTGTATGGCACATAGAACACAATAAGAAGTACACATCAAGGTTCTTACCAAAGTTAAGAGAATTGCGTGCAACACTCTTATCCATCGCAAACGATGATCTGCTTATGACAGAGATTATCTATGATAAAGATGTTGACCCAGTGGTCAAAGGTCTTATCTTATCTTTGACCATGAACGTACCTGATGAGGTCGAAGCACTTGACACAAAAATTAATTCTTTAAAGCAGATTTTATTAGAGTGGGAAGAAGAATAACATGACAGAAGAATCTAAGTTCAAGCCACCGGCATCGGTGTCTCCAGAAGGATTGGAGGCACTGAAGCATGTTATGGATATCGCTGTCGGAGGTGATATGATAAGTGCATCCGATTGTAAAAAGATCATGGCTATCATGCACTGTAATCCTGCTATGCGACTTACAAGAGTCTTTAAACGACTGCGGGAGATTGAGAAAGCATACAGAGATAGAGACTGGCTAGATAAGAAGATGACTAGTATAATGAATGATTGCGCCACTGAGCTTGAGGGCATAAGGAACTGTGCAGAATGCAGTCCATTCTTTATGAGCGATGACTATGGCGAGGGAGGGCGCAAGAGTGATTGACTTTATACTATGGGTGACTATCATACTGTTTATGGTTGGTATGGGAGATGCACTAGTCAACTTCCTGCGAAATGTTTACAGATGGTTTAAGCGAGGCTAGTGAGAAAAAAAACTTTGTCACTGTGTAAAATAATGCTTGACAACTATATATGGAATAGCGATATTATTAGACCATTAAGAAACAACCATTTACACTTGTGCAATCAGAAAGGAGAGTTGACGGTTCACAACATAAGCACTTATAAGATGTTAAACCTATTACTTTATCAAGGAGATATAAGATGGCTGATATAACCATCACCGTGAAGTCCCCAAAGACGGACAGAGAAGTTGAGTTCGTTCGTGATTTCGGAAGTAGCATTGAAGAAAGCGTTGAGTTGTTTGGATCAGAAGTTGTACACTCAATCTTTATCGCACAAGCCACCATCCGTGCTCAGGGCGCTGCTCGCACTGTGCTTGACAAGGATGACAAGTCTGCCGATGATGCAATTAAGGCTGGCGAAACCTATACCCCAGGTGTAGTACGTAGAGGTGGTAACTCGAAGAAAGACCCATTCAATGTACTGGCCGAGAAGATGAACTCGGGACAACTCACGCAAGAAGATATCCTTGCCGAGTTGCAGAAGCGTATGGCGAACAACGCATAACGCAAGTAGCAAACTGGGAGGGGACTCACCCTACGAGTCCTCTCCCTATTTTTTTACTCTAAATAGAATATAAAAGATGACTGAAAGAAACGTATACATAGTAAACAACAGCGGGCATGACTTCAGTTCCGCAAAGCCATTCGGCAACTTAGTATTCCTAACACAAGGACTCTTTGATAGGTATAACGTCACTGGTATGTATCGAACCTTCTTGCCTGCATTATCCGATTCTTCTCCTGAAGACTTCATACTACACAGCGGGCCAGGTGTCATGAGTGCAGTGGCTTGTTCTATCTTTTCCGCGAAGCATAACCGACTTAACTTACTTTTATGGCGAGGGGAGGATAACGGTAAACAGCGATACGTTCAACGTAGACTATCATTCACAAAGGACTAAATAAGATGAACGAAGTTAAAGAGCACGAAACGTGGCAAGTACTAGATGCCACAAAGATTCAGACTTACATGCGTTGCCCCCGTAAGTTTTTCTACAATTATGTACTAGGCTGGAAATCAGAGATACCAAGTAACCATTTAGTATTCGGCAGTGCTTGGCACATGGCTATGGAAGTCCTGCTTGACAAGGGCTATACAGCGGAGTCTTGTGCTGAGGGCTTTAACATTGCTGAGAAGTATATTCGTGAGTTCTTCCCACCTGAATGGGACAACGGGAACGCACCCAAAACTCCAGCTAACATATTCCGTTCACTCCCCATGTACTGCAACACCTACCAAGAAGATGACTTCAAGGTCGAACATATTGAAGTAGCGGGTAGCGTGGCTATTGGGCCTGGAAAGTTACTGCACTTCAAGACTGATGCTATATGTCGTGATTACCGTGGGGTCTTCAGCCTTGAGCATAAAACCGGCAGTCGTTTCAGCAATTCCTGGGGAGCTCAATGGCGACAAAAGATGCAGATAGGTGTGTATAGTCACGTTCTCTATTGTATGTATCCTGAGAGCGAGGTCTACGGAGTTATAATCAATGGTACTTTCTTTGCCAATGAACCCAAGCGTAAGAAGAATGGTGAGTTATATGCGGGCGCTCGAGATACAGAGTTCAAGCGTGTGCCTTGTCGTAGAACACTCCAAGCAATGGAGGCTTGGTTAGTTGAGACAGAAGAAATCTATGACCGTATACAGAATGACTATAACAGATTATCGGAGGCAACTGAAGATGAGTCTATTCTCAAAGCTTTCCCGCGTAACACGGAGGCTTGTTCAGATTACGGGCAGTGTCCCTTTCTTGATTATTGTAGCGTTTGGAATAATCCTTTACAACATTGCGAGGAGCCACCTGTGGGAATGGAAGTAGATCACTGGGATCCACGTAAAGCAGATACTATAAGGGAGGTCGTTGAGTTATGAGTAAGCGAAAGAAGAAAGCCAAAACAAAAGAACGTGATTACTATGATGGGAAGATGACTAAGAAGGTATGGACTCAAAGACGGAACAGAGCCAAAGGACAGTTTGCTTTCATGCTTGGCACTGGTGTTAGTATACAAGGTGACTTGCATCACGCACTATCCGAAAGCGAGAAGACGCAACTGCTTGCCGTAAGAAAAGTATTAGTAAGAATACTAGAGGACTGGGAAGACGAGACACCTATAGCTAAAGAAGAATATGGAGAGTTGGTATGATTAAATTATTATGTAGCATCTTTAACCGCTATGCCCGAGTGAAAGAGAAACCAATAAAAGAGTTATTAGATTCTTTACACTACAGATTCCATAATGAGATTCAAAAGATAGATGTAAAAAATCAAAGAAGACTTGAAGAAGGTGTAGAGTTTGCTTTCATGGAATTAGATTCTGTCAGTGATAACTTCATAAATGAAGTATTAAGTGATAAAGAATTATTACCACCTAAGGAAAAAAACACTTGACAACTACGTAAAAAAGATTTAATATTATGTATGTTTTATACCATTCTATTCTAACTTACTAAGGAGAAATTATGCAGACTTTTGTTCCATTTGACGATGTTCACACTTCCGTTGAGTGTCTCGATTACAAGAGACTCGGCAAGCAACGTGTAGAAGCGTCCCAGATTATTAAAGCACTTACCATAGATAACTATGGATGGAAGAATCATCCTGCTACTAAAATGTGGGCTGGATATATTCCTGCACTCAAGTGGTATCACGACCTATGTATAGCAGAATGGATTAGTCGTGGGTTCAACAACACCATGAAAATGTTTGCCCCCATACTTGAGAACATAGAAATGCCTGACTGGTGGGGCGATAACCGTGTACACTCTTCGCACCGCGCTGCATTACTATGGAAAGAACCCGACCATTACATACAGTTTGGTTGGAAAGAAAGTCCTCGTGTAGACTATCACTGGCCTACGCAGGAGAAATAAGATGACTGAATCATCAAGTGATAAGTTCCTTCGCATCAAAGAAAGAGCGGAAGCAACACGCAACCGTTATGCGGAGAGCAGTAGTAAGTATTCGAACTTCCTTGTCTATGGAGACTTCGGTACGGGCAAGACGCAACTAGCTAGCACATGCCCTACCCCAGTCTTTATAGACTCGTTCGATCCAGGCGGTACAAAGACGTTAGCACTCCAAGATGGTATCAAGAAAGGTGACATCATAGTGGAGAATAAGTGGGAAGCTGATTCATGGAAAGACCCGTTCGCATTCAATGAGTGGGAAAAGGAAATGGAACAGCGTAAGAAGGAAGGCTTATTTGAACATATAGGAACTTATGTTCTCGATAGTGCAACTAAGTGGGCTGACTGTATGATGTGGGAGATACTCCGTAGAGGTACTCGGGGCAAGACTCGCAAAGGTGGTAACCCAGAATTACAAGACTATCTAGTTCAGCAGATGACTGCAGTGGACTGGCTTGGCGTTCTCATGGGATACCCTTGTCATACATTAGTAACAGGACACATAGGACTTATCAAGGATGAGGTATCAGGTAAGATCGAAACAGGACTCTTGCTTGCGGGCAAACTGAGTGAGAAGGTTCCGTTGGTCTTTGATGAGAAGTATGTATCAATGGTGAAGAACTCATCTGGCGGTGTTAACCATACACTGCTAACCAAGAACGATGGGTACTATAAAGCCGAGACTCGTATGGGTGGCTCAAGATTTGAACAGAATGAGAAGCCTGATATCAATGCCTTACTTCGCAAAGCAAACCGTGATAACGCTAACAAGGAGAGTTTATTCTAATGATTCATCCAGACGATATGCCCGATAGAATACCACATAATGATGAACCGCCTCATGATGAGGTTGTAGAAGAGTTTGATAATGTTAAAGCCTATAAAGAATACGACAAAAAATTTACATCTGCACAGTGTGAAAGTAAAGCCATAAAGGAGAAGTATGACTGGCTACGTTTGAGTGTTGATGAGATTACTACGGCTTGTCTTCAAGATGTTGCTCCAGAGTATAAATCACTTATGGGATACATTAAAGACCCTGAAGATGAGAGTAGAACAGTAATGATTGTTCGTAGTTTTCACACTAAAAATGTATATGAGCGCAGTGTTGACATGCCGTACATGTTCTTCAAGTCACGTATGTTGGAAGTTAAATACGGTAAGTATGACGGAGTATTTATACAAGACGTATGGCCTGAGTTAACAAGGAGTGAACGTGAATACATGATGACTGGTTTATCCGATGAAGAATGGAACTTGTTGTTCCCTGATGAAGATGGTGAAACACAAAAGAGATACCACTATGCAAAGAATGGTATGAAACTTGATGAAGATGAGGTGTAGAGGTGGAGGCCGACAGTCGAGAGAATCGTTCTCTCATGGGAAGACAGAAGACTCCGCTTCTACACCGCCTTGGTATTCGTTACCACGCATCTAAAAAGAAGTGGGACAAGGTAATGTTTATCACTACTTTTATTATGTGGATAGTTGTTATAGTAGGAACAGCGTATATACTGAAAGAGAACTGTGGATGCTAAATAAAGATAAGGTATACTTAACCCCAAATAATCCAGAAGATTTAGTACCACTGATCTTAAAGAACCTACAAACAGTTGAGTTAAATTACCAAACAATAGATAGATTATTTACTATCGAGACTCAACAAGGGGAAACTCTTAACGTAACAGACTTAACTGTGGTAGAAGAAGATGGTTTAGTAACAGAAGTTAAAATAGAAGTTGAATCTTAAATGGGCTTAGGAACCCCAATCAAAAATCTTTTATTATCATAACTGTGTATCATGTTGGTACATAGTAGTCTTTATCTTTTATTAAACTAAAGGAGAACCCAAATGGGAATCTTAGATGTTAACTTGAATGACGCTGAAGAACTGAAAACGTTGAAAGATGGTGAAGAAGTAATGCTACGGATTGGTCGTGCGGAGGAAACTCCTAACCGTAATGATCCTAGTCGTTTCAATCTTGCACTTACGTTTGATGTTCCCGATGATAAACTTGTAGATGATATACGTGTATGGCTTCCTATTCCTTCTGCATCCACTAAGGAAGATGATCCAAAGCGTTACGTCAAACAGGTTAATCGTTTTAAACAGTTCTGCGATTGCTTCGGTATTGATACTGGTGGCAGTATTCAAACTGAGGATATGTTAGGACTAGAAGGTTGGGTTATTATCGCTGAGGATACGGGACTAAACGGTGAGCCACAAAACAGTGTGCGCCGTTTTATTAAAAAGAAGTAATCCTCTAGCATCATTCTAAAGATTGAGAGCCAAGTGATTTATGCTTGGCTCTCTTTCTTTTTACTTAACGAGGAGATATGCGATTAACTTTTGATATACCTGATGAACAGCATGAAATTTTAGCACGCTGTATTCCTCACGGCTTTAGAAAGCATACATATAGAGCTCTAATACAAGGGTTCGTTGAGCAGTTAGAGAAGGATCCAGCTGGTGTTATGAAAGCACTAATAGAGAAACATATTGACTTTGCTGATTTAGCTATGAAGGGGATAGATGATGGACTTAGTAAGCGAGCAAGTGAGGATTCAAGATCTACAGAGCAAGAGTAGATTAGATTTAATATTAGAAGTGCGTAACCGTAGGCGAGAACGAAGTAAGCCTAAACCACGCAAGCCCAAACGTACACAGAAAATGCTAGCGGGGCTTAATGATGAGCAGTTACATGAATTACTTAATACGTTAAGGACAGAGAAATGAACGAAGATTTTATAGAGTTAATGAATATCCCCGTGGTTAAAATAGAGTTCACAGATAGAGCACGCGAGAACTATAAAGACTTAGATGTCCTTGCTAAAGACATAAGTGAAAAAGGTGTAATACAACCTATTGCTGTTATGCGTAAGAGTGATGATAAGTACAAACTTCTAGCGGGCGGGCGGAGGTTCTCTGCTGTTGTAGTATCTGAACTATCACACATTCCATGTAGAATCTATCCTAATACATTATCAGAACTAGACCAAAAAGAAATAGAACTGATGGAGAATATCAGTCGAGATGATTTCGATTGGAAAGAAGAAGTATCACTTCGTGAGCAAATACAAAAACTGCAAGAGGAGCGTCACGGTAAGCAAGCGGGGTCTGGTGGTGGACACTCTATGCGTGACACCGCTAAGCTGCTCAACACTAGCCCTGCTAGTATAAGCCGTGATCTTACTCTAGCGCGGGGTCTACAGGAGCATGAAGATGAACTATCAAAAGCAAAGAGTAAAAGCGAAGCCTTACGCACGCTTAAGAAGATTGAAAGAAAGCAAGAAGAAAAGGTTGTTGCGGAGAACATGGAGAAATCTTTGCAGAATGATGGGAATGAACGTCTTAAACGAGTTCTAACAAATGCTTATATAGTTAATGATTTCTTTAAAGGTGTGGCGGATGTACCCGATAGAGCTGTTTCTTTTGTAGAAGTAGATCCTCCTTATGCTATAGATCTGAACAAAATAAAACGTGGGGCTGAAACAGGTGGTAGCCCTGGAATTGAGAATTACAATGAAGTACCATCAGAAGATTACCAAGAGTTCTTAGACAACCTATTCATAGAGTGTTATCGTGTAATGGCTCCACAATCTTGGATAGTGTGTTGGCATGCTTTTCAGTGGTATCCTGTTATAATAGCTAGCATGGAAAATGCAGGCTTCATACCTTGTGAGATGCCCGCTGTGTGGACTAAGGTAGGACATGCAGGGCAGACGAGAAACCCAGAGATACGACTGGGCAATGTGTTAGAACCTTTTATATATGCGAGGAAAGACACTAGTTCAATCATAAGACAGCCTGGACGTACCAACCAGTTTCTGTATAAAGCACTTCATCCCGATCATAAAGTGCACCCAACAGAACGTCCTATTGAAATGATAGAAGAACTAATAAGAACCTTTTGCGCGCCTGGCGGACACGTCATGGTTCCGTTCTTGGGCAGTGGTAATACATTATTAGCTGCATCTAATTTAGGCTCTACTTGCTTTGGATTTGATCTTAGTGAAGAATATAAGAATGCGTATCTAAAGCGAGTACTAGAGGGAGAGCCTGGAAAGTACAAGAGTTACGTATGAAGTGTAATGAATGTGGGACTAGGCTAAGGGGCGCTATCAACGCGGATGTCTATGCTTGCTTTAGTTGTCTGGTTGCTTATAGCGGTATAGATGTTCGCAATAAAGGCGCTGTAAAGAATAAGACTGAGAGAGTAGGAGAGGCGAAAAAGTATTACAAAGTCGTAGGTGAAAAAATAAAAAGAGGGGAGAAGATATGACTGATGCACCTTATGTTGCTGGTAGTCCCTTCGAGAAAATAGCTATCGTAGGGGAATACCCAGGTGCTGAAGAAGAACGCTGTGGGGGTGCGTTCGTAGGTAAGGCAGGACAACTACTAACAGAACTTTTACAGTACGCAGGAATAAGTAGACAGCAATGCTACTTAGATAATGTGTTCCAATTCAGACCTGCAAGAAATGACATAAGTCCGTTCTTGCGAGTACAAGAAGGTAAGACAAGAGAAAGCCCTGAATATCACTCTAATAGAGAGCGCTTGCGACAGCGCTTGGCAGACAGTAAGGCTAATGTAATTGTCGCTTTGGGCAACGTATCTCTTTATACTTTAACAGGAAAGACTAATGTAACAAAACAACGTGGTTCTATTCTTGAAAGCACTCTGTTGCCGGGAAAGAAAGTCATTCCTGTAATACATCCAAGTGCGGCCTTACGTGAGTTTTTATTCCGTTACTATATTGTAAACGACTTTTTGCGCGTGCGGGCGGAGAGTGAATTTTCTGAGATAAGACTAAGGAATAGACACCTCGTACTTAATCCTACAATGGAAGATGTAGAACAGTTCATTGCTCGTTGCCGTAAACTAGACCGCGTGGCGTATGATATAGAAGTACGTGGTATGGAACTCAGTCACATCGCCATAGCATCTGAACCTGATATGAGCGTCTGTATACCATTTGTTAATGGACAAGCAGATTACTGGAATCCCGATCAAGAGGCTCACATAATGTGTCTCTTGGCAGATCTGTTAGAAGACCCTAATGTTGAGAAGATAGGACAGAACTTATCTTTTGACGCAACATTCTTGTATTCTAAATATAGTATAGTAGGCGCACCACTACAAGACACAATGATCGCTGCGGGTATACTTTACCCAGACTTTCCTAAAGGGCTGGACTTTCTTGTTGCTCAGTATTGTGATGGAGAACCGTACTATAAAGATGATGGCAAGGAATGGTTCAAGAACCCATTTGGCAGTGAAGAAATCTTTAGACGCTACAATGCTATGGACAGCGCTGTTCTTATGGAAATCTTTCCTAAGCAAGAAGAAGAACTAAAGAAACAAGGAAACTGGGATGCCTATGAGAAACAGCGTGCGTTACTGCATCCACTAGTCTATGCAGGTAACAAAGGAATAAAGATGGATATAGACGCTATGCAAGAGGCGTCTATGGACTGTGCTCGTAATATCACAGCCTTACAAGAACAATTAAATGAACTAGCGGGCAAGGAACTGAATCCTAATAGTCCTAAGCAACTGAAGGAATACTTCTACATAGAGAAGCGACAGAAAGCCTACACAAAGAATGGTAACATTACTGTCGATGACAAGGCACTTAAACGTATGAGTGCTAAGGGAATGAAAGAGGCTGACGTAATACTTGAACTGCGTAAAGAGCGTAAGATGCAGGGTACGTATTACGAAATGAAACTTGATCCTGATAATCGGTTACGTTGTTCGTTCAATCCTGTAGGCACTGCTCAAGGACGTATCAGTAGTTCTAAGACAATACGTGGAACTGGTGCTAACCTTCAGAACCAACCGTGGCAAATGAATGCACTGATGCTTGCGGATGATGAGCACATCTTAATCAATCAAGACTTAGGACAAGCGGAGAATCGCGTGGTTGCTTTTGTTAGCGGAGAGAGTAAGATGATGCGAGCCTTTGAAGAAGGTATTGACATTCATACACAAACAGCTAGCATGATCTACGAGACTCCACCAGATGAGGTAACTAAAGATCAGAGAGATTGGGGCAAGCGTGCTAATCACGGACTTAACTATGATCTCGGATATAGAAGTTTCGCTCTCTACTATCAGATTACTGAGAAAGAAGCCAAGAACATTGTAGAGCGTTATCATCATATATACAAAGGTGTACGTGAATGGCACTCTACGGTAAGAGAAGAACTAAGTAGAAGTAACAAGACACTAACAAATTGTTTCGGGCGTAAGAGAACATTCCTTGATCGCTGGGGACATGATCTATTTAAAGTCGCATACTCATACATACCACAGTCTACTATCGCAGAACTAATGAATACATACGGAGTCTGTTTTCTATATCAACGTCAAGATCTTTTTCCAGAAGTTCAAT